AATCATTCATCTGATAAATCCAAAACACTTGCGGATATTGGCACGATGTCAAAAGATTGTGCAGTGTACATTCACTCATCGTCTGCTCCTTTCATCCCCATATCAGCACCGCAATGTCTGCAATACCACTTATCCTCAATGTGCCGAACCATTACCTTGTCTCCGCAATTAGAGCATTGTACTTCTATGCCACCGTATATATTCGTTCTGCCTGTTCTTATCCACTCCCCTTGCGGTCTGCCTCGACTATCTCAAGGTCAATCAATCCGTCAGATATGCTTCGCCTTGTCCGTTGAATATAATTTGCTATCTGAAGCACCTTGTCCGTTGATAGCGTCACTTCTCCGTGTTTGTCATCGTGGTATACACAACCACGAAGCCAATCTTCCATTGGAATTGCTTTTACCATCTACTCGCTCCTTTCCGTCTGTTGCTCGGTCTTGCTACGGACATTTATGTCCTTATCAACTTGTTTCATTTTTTCGTTCTTATAGCTATAATGTAGCCATCCATATCTTCCATAAATGGTGAATTATTGAATTCAACATTGTCATAGATTTCCTGGGCTATTCGTTCTGCTTCATCTACTGATGGTGCTTCGATTGGAAATTTTATTGTTCCTGTAATTCTGTATGATACTTCGTATAACATATTTATTTCTCCTTTACTTTATAGGTTGCACCATTAATCATGAACTGCGATGGATATGATGCTGGTATAGTCCATGTCTTTTTGTTATATGAGATTCCAAGAGATTTTATATTCATCCATAGCCATGAGTTCATAGATTTTTGATCTTTTACTTTTTCTTTTTGAGTTTTGAGTTCTTTTTTGAGTTCTTTATTTTCCTTTTTAATCTCTTTTAGTTCTTTATAAGCTTTTTTGTATTTTACATAAGTTGTTGTTTTAACTTTTGTGTATTGGCTTACTTTTGCGACTGCTGATGTTGATATGGAACCAACAGTGAACACAAGGCAAAAAACCATAAATATTGTTATCAATTTCTTTTTCATTGTTCTTCTCCTTAAATTGATTTTTCCATTGTTCCGAGGGTTTCAAATGCTTCAATTTGAGCTTTACATGCATTTTGCGTTAATTCCATAATTTCTTTTGGACTTATGTCATGATCTGCAGCGTATTGGTCTATTATTGTGAAAATTACTGCCATAAACATTTTTGGATTATTGATTTCTTTCAAATGAGGATAAGCGGCGCGCATGGTATTTAATAGTTCAGTCATTTCATTTCCTCCTCTTATAAAAGGTTTCTTGAAAGGGGGTGCTGGATGGTGATGTTGTCTGGAGAACCAAAGGCGAATTCATTGGTAGGGTAGAGAATGAGATGTTAATCCTTTCCATGTCAGTTGGACTTGGCTGGTTTAGTAGATCGCTATCCCCCGAGTCTGTATGAAACTTCCAAAAGTGTTCACATGAAAGTATCTCCACACATTGCTAAAAAGCAACAAGCAAAAAACATAATGTAAGCTAAGAGTTCTTTGATTTTAGGATTCATTTTCGCACCTCCATATATTTGCAAAAAAGAGGAGAGGGGACTAGCCCCTCTCGAATTTTCGATTTATGCGTATTCTTCGACTTCTTCCTGCTGTGGGTTCGGATTGAAGCTCACGTTTGTGTATGTACGTCCATTGCGTTCTGAGAGATATCTTGTTGCGATGATTTTTGTTCCTGCGCAGTTGTTGATTTCTGATTCTCTGTAGGTCTTGATGCCAAGCTGTCCGAGAAGCAGGTCAAGCTGTGTGTTTCTCTCATCGAATATAGGGATGTAGAGCGCTCTGTAATCTTTGATGTGGACGAACGCTCCGATGATATCCTTGTTTGCGTCCTCTCTGTACTGGATGCGCTGGAAGATAACCTCTGTCGGTGTTCCGATTGCGATGTCTTCCGCTACCTGTCTGTTTTCAAAATCTTCTCTTCTCATTTCATTTTCTCCTTTCAATCTCTAAATAATGAAAATCATAAAACATAAAACTTAATTATTTTCTTCGAGGTATTCTTTTTCTTCTTCTTCGTTGACGAATTCTTGTACCTCGCTTTCTTCTGTTGTTCGCCAACTGTATCCTGTGAAGTAACCCATTTTAGCTATAGATTGTCTGCATCCACGCTTTAGGTTCGGTTTTTCTGATTTCGCTGAAAACCTTCATTGCCTGCTTGATGCTCGTGCAAGTGTACTGAATAATGTCGTTTACTACGATGTTGTAAGTGCAGAATGTTCTCATTGCCTTTCTCCTTTACTTCAATAGATATAAAAATCAAAAAGTATAAAACTTAAAATAAAAAAAATGGCGAGTGACCGAAGTCACCCGCCGTAGCTATTACTGATTGTATTAGAAGTCTGATTCAGCTTCGAGTTCTCTCCAATATTCATCTTCATCGTATTCTGATGAGTCACCATCGTCGAGGTAAGTATCGCAATCTTCAAAGTAAGCATCTTCATAGTAGATTGAGAAGATAGCTTCATCTTCGTATACCCATCCGCAGTTCAGACACTTGTTTTCTTCGAAGTGAATTCTCATCGGATGTCCGCATTGTTCGCAGATGATGTAATCGTTGTAAAGCCATTCATTCATTTTTGCTTTGTCACCAACGTATGCACCGAAGTCCTTACCGAATTTAGTTACGATGTGACCACCTGCAAGTTTTGCATATGTAGCAATTTGTTCCCAAGCTCTTTTGACTTCAGCGTAACTTGCTACGCATCTGTAATGTTCGAGGAATTTTTTCGAAGATGTCAGAGGTTTTGAGAAGTGAGTTTCGCCTGATGCAACCATTTCATCGTGGTCTGGACGTTTGATGTAATTGTCGGGAACTATTACGTTACCGTATTTATTGTATTTCAGCGCAGGTGCTGAAAGCTGGATGTCGAATGCTGGCGCCCATTCGTTTACAAGTTTACGCATTCTTGTTTCTTCTTCACCCCAAGTGAATGCGTATTTCTTTTCAATATCTTCCCATTCTGGGTCGGTTGAAGCAGTCATAAAGCATTTTTCGTATTTGAAGAATTCTTCTGATTTAGCTTCATATATCTCAACATCAATACCTCTTTCGAACCATTTGCGAACTTCACGCTCTACGTTTTTATAGAGAGCAGGGCAGATGAAGTAAACGTGCTCTGGATTTTTCTGATGACGCATTGCTTGTTTCATACGTGTGAGACGCTCACCCTCAAGCTTTTTACGGCTGTAAGGATTGTACTGTTTTTCACAAAGTTTCTTTAGTGTGATAACCGTTCTGTCTTTGACGTAACCGTCTTCTTTTTCAGCAATGCTGTATATTCTGTTGTAGGCGAGTTTGTTCTCGTCCTGTGTGAGTGAACCTACGTGGTCAATTAATGCATACTTAGTAATCTTACTCATTTCTAAATCTCCTCTCATAAATAAAAAAATAAAAATCAAAAAGCTTAATAACTTATTTCCAAGTGTCGATGCGATTTGTTATGTCATCGATACTGTTGTTATTGCCGTAGATGCAGTAGGTGATGTATCTTTGACCTTTAACTGCATTTTCGCAATCCTGATAATTGATATAACTACCGCAGGCTGTTTTGCCATTGCCGTTGTTATCAATGCAACGACCATTTACTTTAACTATGAGGATGTAATTATTTTTACGATATGTTAATATTTTGCGAGTAAGTTTAGACTCCTTAACGATTTTTATTTTCAGTTTCTTCGAAGTTTTAATACTTGAATGAGTGTAATGATGATTGATATAGAACTTAGTGACATATCCTTTTCTGACTTTTGAAGTTTTGTAAGTAAATGATGGAGCAGATGATGCAAACGCTCCTGTGGTACTCATTGCAAAAATGATGAGTGCAATAATAAGTGAAACAAATCTACGAATTTTCATATTTAATACCTACCTTTCTTAACTTTGACGAAGGAAAAAATTTTTACACCCTTTATCTACGCCATAAAAATTTTAGGGCTCACTATAGCCCGGCCCCTTTAGGGGTAAAATTTTTATCAGCCGAAAGATGTCAAGGGACACCACGCTAAGCTGTTACAGCCAGTCAGATTCTGCTTGCAGGATCCTACTGGCTGTTAAGGTTAGGCAGCACTTGACATCCGAGGCTGTGCCGTTACGACACCTTGAAAGCGGTGTAATACTACAACGTACTGAGAAGTTGTAAGAGTTTGGTGCATGCGGTGCAATAGTCTGCAATCGCAGGAGTAAGCGTTCGAAGGCCTGGCGTATAATCTTTATGTAGCAGTGGAGCGAGTCCCCGAAATGTAGTGGGGTGAGCTAAGGATACGGAATCCGAGGGGTTGCCTGCCTATGATTGAAAATTTGGGGTAGGGGCCCCAAATTATTCCTTAGTTGCAGGTCGAGCGGAGTTCTTCGAAGCGTGGGTATTATAGTATGCACGCAGAGACAAGATCACGACTAAAGTTCGATGCCCCAGATTGTCTACCTCTGCTTATTTTCGTAGACAATCGTGCAGCTGAAAGCTGCTTGCCGTAAGGCAAAGGGGCTATATAAGACGTAAAATTATGGCGCGGTGTGCCTGCGAACATTGGTCGCCACAAGTTGTAATAGAGCAGGCACCTTGCCGAAGGCAAATAATGTATAATGACGCATAAAAACACAACTTCGATTGTATACAGTAATTGGGGAAATAAATGACCAATAAGCTTACTCAGACCCTTATTTTACAGAGTTATTAAAAAAGTGCGAAAAGTTTACATATATTGTTAACTATAGTTTATATATAATGTTAATTTTTTATTAAAAAAATCTTTATATAAAAAATATAGGGTCAGAATATATGAAATATTGTATACAATCTGGGCAAAATTTCACGAAATATTGTATTGAAATTAAAACATACCACATTTGCTGTGTGGTATGTTTTATTCCTTAAAGGATATACCTATATGGTACATATAGGCTATATACAGTACCGCATACACGATCACGTATGCAGACAAGCGACACGCAATGATATGTAAACGTATCAAGGAGCAGTGATGTTATCTATAGTTATGAAATACAGCATGGGGGTCGGGCTTAAAAATCGGCTCTATAGGACTATATACTATATATATATATTTAACCTGGCATGTTTGCCTTTACATTTGTGTTTGCTTCTTTAATAATCCTAATCCAAGTTTCCTGAAATAAAATTTCCCTCTATATAAACATAGGGGGTGGGGTTAAAAACACAATATATAGTAGTACCTATTGATACTATCCACAATATATAGTATAATTTGGTCGTGAAGGGAATTCTTGTTTGAATTGGTCTTTCCTAAAAAGGGAGGAGGTTTCTCCCATCGCTTCCCCTCCTCCCTGTCCTTTCCCAATAAGATCGGAGGTATTTATGAAACTAATTATCGAGACTGATAAGGAATCAGTCAAAGACATCCATTTAGATAGCGAAGAAGCTGTCTCATTTGATGACCTTCTTGCTATCCTTTTTTGTGTCCTGGAGAACCTTGTCACCAACATCATGAAAGATAATGACGCTGATGAAGAACTCAAGCTTTCATTGTATGAGCACTTCGCAGCTATATTTGATAAGTTCCTTGGTAGGGTGTTTCCTGATGTGGCACCAGAGCCATTTTCGCTGTCTGACGCAGGACTTCTTTATGCTCAGGATCAAATCATCAAAAGGGCTGAAAAGAAGGGTATAAGCTACGAGGAAGCCCTTGCGCAGTATGAAGAAAAAGCTCGTAAATATGTTGAAGAACAGAGGAGTATGTTGTCATGAAAACACTTGTGTTTATAAGTCAACCTATGAGGGGGCTGTCAGATGAAGATATCAAAGCAACTCAGAGAGATATATTCAACACCTATAAAGCGGAGCACATCAATGAAGATGCATCCCTCATAAACCCTTATGAAGGCAAAAAGGATCAGGTCGAGTTAACTGAAATAGCTGGCAGACCTGATGTTTACTGGCTCGGACATTCTATTTCCCAACTCAGTTATGCAGATGTTGTCATTTTTGCTAGGGATTGGGAACAGTTCCCTGGATGTCGTATTGAGCATAAAATATGTACATACTACAACATACCGATGCTATATGCTTGAAGTATGTCCTAGATGCGGTTCTCGTTTCGTTCCTACGAAAGCATTTAATGGTGGGCCATCTGAGTTCTGGAAAGAGTGTTCCAATCCGGCCTGTAACACTTACCTGAACACATATGTACCTCAGGCCCACCAGTATGCTTTCCATAAAGATGCACATACCTTTGTAGGGAACTTCGGAGGGTATGGTTCGGGAAAAACGCTTACATCCCGCGAGGAGATATATAAACATATATTTATCACTCCACACGGTACATCACTCATAGGGGCTAATGTACAGTCTCAGTATGAGCAGACTATTAAACGAGAGATAGAAGGAGATCTTCCTGCAGCTTTCGTTAAAAATTACAGCACACAGAAAAGTTATATGGACCTTATTAATGGTCACAGAATCATGTACCGCCCTTACGATGATCCTGATAAATTGAGGTCCTATAACTTAACTTCCTTTCTTATTGTAGAGGCATCAGAAGTTAAGCAGCAGTCCTTTGTGCAGCTTAAGACACGTCTCAGGAATACTGCTGCTTCTGTGCCCCTTTTAGATGAAGAAGGGGAAATTGTATACAAAAGGGCGAAGAATGGTCAGGATATTCCTGTCATTGATCATGCCTGGTTAAAGGGCATTATAGAATCAAACCCTGATGCGGGGTGGATAAAGAACGATGTGCTGCTGGTCAGTTCAGATATTCAGAAACATGGTAATATTGTGGACTGGTATGATGTAGACCCTGATCTCGCTGACCCAGCCATCAGTACTCACGTTACTTCGACCAGCGCAAACGAGTTTTTACCTGATAATTTCATAGAAAATAACGCTAAGAATAAGCCTATGTGGTGGGTAAACAGGTATTTATATGGGTCATTTCTGTATGCAGAAGGGCGTGTTTATCCTAAAAGCAGTGCTTGCGTCGTTGATGATTTCGATATTCCTAAAAGCTGGCGCAGAATCGTGGCGTTTGACTACGGATTAGCTGATGATGCAGTGTTTATAGCGGGGGCTGTCGATATAGAAAAAGGGATTTTATATATTTACGATGAAAACAGGTCAAATGACAATGATGTCGAAGCACTTTCAAAGATATTTTATGACTTCACCAAGGATATTCCAGTCGGTGGGTGGATTTGCCCACCTATCATCGACCCTAAGTCTGGCCCAAAGCGTGATTATGACAAGCGATCGCTCGCAGACCACTTCCTGGATTACGGAATCAGTTTCATGCCAGGATTCGTCAATGTGGATGCAAGGATCTTTCGGCTCAATACGTATTTCGAGTCTGGAAAACTCAAAATAATGCGGAAGTGCAAGGCGCTTATACGTGAGCTTGAGAACTATAAGTTCAAAGCTGATGAATCTTTGAACAGTGGTTTTACAGGTAAACCTGTCGATAAAGATAACCACGGTATAAATGCTCTTGAGTGGATCACCATGGAGCTGCCAGCATCACCTGAAAAACTCATTTATGGCGTGTATGGTAAAGATGGGGTGAATCTTACTGAAGAAGAAGAGCGTGAAGAGAAGGATAAGGCTTATGCATACTGGGCTTTAGCTGAACCAGAGCCTGAATACAAGCCTATGGATGAGACCCCGTATGATATGGTTTCCTACAATATGTGGGATTAAGGAGAAGAAAATGACCGAATATTTACTCATTATACTTGTTACATTCGTTATTATTTACGCTCTTATTAAGGGCTGTAGTATTAATGTGAATATATCTGTAAAGCAGGAATTCTCACAGGAGGACCGAGCACTTCTTGAGGACCTGTTCAATAAGGATGGTGATTTCAAGGATGATACTAATGATGTTCAGGAATCGCTTGATGAATTGGTCAAGAGTATTAATTCTGTGATGCTCGGGGATGAGGAGCAGATAAATGGATAAGAAGAAAATCGAAAAGCTTGATGAACTTCGTGCAGAGGAAAAAATCCTTGGTAAGCTCAAGCAGAATTATGAATATTGTAAACAGTACTATGGTAAAGAGCATAAGCGTATGAGACTTCTTGATGCTACTGATAAAGGTGAACTCTGGAAAGCTTGTCATGCTAAGTTCCCACCGTATCAGTTGCTGCCTGACACTAACTTTGTAAGTTATGTGCATTACAATATCCTAGCCTCTATCTACACTGTAGCTAAGTCAGCACAGCTCGTTCCTACGAGCGAAGAAGATGTTGAATTCTGTGAGCGTATGAATGTAGCCCTGGAGCACGATTGGGATAAAAACAGTGTAGGCTATTATCAGTTTCTTGCAGGTGAAAGAGCTTCGCTCCTGAATCTTGGAGTCACTCAGGTCATTTGGGATGAAGAGAATCACAATACTGCTTATCGTAATGTAGACCCTATACATTATATGCGTGATCCTAATGCTGAAAGTCTGGATACTGCTGGGTACGTCATGGTTTATCAGAGTTATGACAGGAACTGGTTCCTCTCACGTAATAAGTATAAAAAAGCATTCAAGGAAAAAGTTCTTGATACTATGCGTTCAGCTTCTACTGAGAACGTTCCAGATTATAATGGGAAACCTGCAGTAGGTGATAGCGGGAAAGAATACAACCTCTTCATTCATTGGGTCAGAAATCCTAATGGTGGAATAGATGAGTATCATACTATTGATAACGAGGTTCTCTTGTACTCTAAGAAAAATATCAAACCCAGTATGTTTCCGTTTGCTGAACTTTACTGTAATCTCCCTGGTTCATCGCTCATAGGCTCCAGTGAACCAGCTAAGATATTTGCAAATAACCTGGTTTATAACCTGATGGATTCTCTTGCCTACACATCAGTGTATAAAAACCAGCGTCCTCCTAAATTTGTCAGCACCCAGAGTGGATTGAATATTGCTGCTTTTGTAAAGCATGGTAATGAGGCTGACCGTACATTTATTGTTAACGGTGACGCAAGCAAAGCCGTTCATTACCATCAGTTCCCTGAAATTGACTCTACACTGCCTGCTTTACAACAGAGTATGGGATTCAATATTAAATCCATGTCTGGGGTTGACGATAGATACACCGGGCGTGATACTGGATCTATTATCACTACTGGTGGTACTGAAGAGATGCTCAACAGAGTTACACTTATAGATACTCCTAAAATCATGAATTATGAGCGCTATACCAAGAGACTTACTGAGCTTACATTCAGGACTATGGCTGAGTTTTCACCTAGCAGGAAATACGCTATTATCGATGATGACCGCAGCACTCCTACTAAGACTTATTATAAGGTCATAGAAATAGAGCAGGATGAGATGGATCCTGATGCTATTTTTGAATATGCTATCCAGATAAGCAGTGAGCTTCCTAAGAATAAACAGAGAGTTCAGGCTTGGGCTAATAACATGATGGAGAAGCAGATGCAATACCAGAGTCAGGGACTCCAAGTCGATGTCATAACTCCTGAGGAATGGATCAGATGTCAGGATGTTCCGTATAAGGAGCAGATCCTTAAGCGTATGGGAGTCCAGAGTAATCTCAATGCTTACATCGAAGCTCAGAATGTTATTGCTGAGTATGCAGCTATGCTTGACCGTGGTGATCTTCCAGAAGATGCTCTTGCGGTTGCAGCTGACGGATTACAGGCTATGAGACTCGGTGAACAGACACCATTCCAGCAGCAGATGGATGCAGCACAACCCCCTATGGGTGGTGGTACTGGAATGATGTAAACCACAATATATAGTGTATACAATGTTGACTCACCACAATATATAGTGTATAATCTAGACGTAGGGAGAAATCTCTACGTCTATTTTGGTCCCGCACCATCTTGCGGAGTATTAGTGGTCAGTTACGCTCTCTGACCCTGAATTCGAAAGGAGTAGGTTATATGTCAGTTATGACAAATGAAGAAATTACAGCTGAGTTCGAAAACCTCTTTGCAACTGAAGACGAGAGTGAAGACAAAGACGAAACTCCCGATACTTCTGAGGAGGAAACTCAGGATGAAAACCAGAGTACTGAAGAGCCTGAAGAATCAAGTGACGACAAGGAAGGTGATGAAGACTCATCCGAAGATAAGGATGATGCCGAGGAAACCTCCGCTAAGGATTCACATCAGGCAAAGCAGAATCACGCATTTGCTGAACAGAGGCTTCGCATTAAGAAGCAGGACGAATTCATTAAGAACATTGGTAAGCTCATCGGATTTGATGAGAAAGCATCCCTTGAAGATATTGAAGATAAGGTAAAAGATGTTCTTTTGGAAAAGGAGGCTAAGGCCCAGAACGTTCCTGTTGATATACTGAAGCGTCTTGAAATAGCTGAGGCTGCCCTTCAGGAAACGAATCAGATCAAGTTAGAGAAACGTGTAACGGAGAGCTTTACAGATCTTATTGATGAACACAATCTTTCACAGGAAGAGGTTGATGAGTTCACTAAGTATCTCATCGATAACAATAAGAATCCTATGCTTGATGAGAATGTCGATCTTAAGGCTGAATATCTCAAACTGCACTATAAGGATATGGTTGCTAAAGCTGTCGCTGATGCTTTAGGTAAAGAGGCCGAACGTAAGAAGAAAGTTGATGAACAGGCTTCTTCAGGCGTTCCGAATGGTTCAGGAGATAAAGAGGACGTTAAGATCAATACTGTGAAGGATCTTGATGATTTCTTCAATAATGTAGACCTGTAACTTTCCTAGAAAGGAAAAGGGTATTAATTATGGCTATTACGCTGAACGCACTCGCACCGACCACAGATATCAACACTATGGTACAGCTTGCTAACAACACTAAGAATCTCACAAATCCTGAAGTGTTCTATAGCAAGCAGCTGCTCGACACAATTAGAATGGGAGCTGATCAGTATAAGTACTATAAGCTCGCTGATGTATCTCCGATTCAGAACAAAGCTGATAAGCTTGTTGTTCGTAGATGGGCACCGCTTCAGGCACATACAGTTCCACTGGATGAAGGTATTCCACCAAAATCAGATAAGGGTTCCGTTGAGAAGTATGAAATGGAAGCTCATCAGTATGGTCGTTATATGGAGTTCACTGATAAGGTTGACTTCCATGTAGTAGATCCTGTTATCGCTCATTATTCTGCTGAGTATTCAATCGTTGCCATCGAGACACTTGACCTTCTCGCAAGAGAAGAGCTGTTCTCAAAGGCTCAGAAATTCTTTGCAGGTATGGGTAGAAGAATTACTTCAACTTCTCCGTTTGAGGACCTGACAGTAGACAACTCAAAGCCTAACATGACTGACCTCAGACTTATCATTCTGTCCCTTAAGAGACAGCTTGTAAAGCCTAGATCAAATGGAAAGTATAAAGTAATCTGTTCACCAGAGTTTACTTATGACATGGTTTCCGATCCTACAGTTGTTCAGTTCATGAAGATCAATAATACTACTAAGGATGCTTACGATGGTTCGACTCTGTTCCCTCTGTTCCAGATGGAATTTGAAGAAACTCTCGTATGCCCTGCAGATGGTTCTTTTGAGAAGGAAATCAACGGAGCTATTAAGAAGTGTAAGAGAATCTATAGAGAGGCTGAATCTGGTGATGCTGAATACGTTGCTGGTGAAACACACTTTGTATACGCAACCATCACAGAGGATGACTATGTTGATGCTCAGGCTGCTACTGGTGATAAGGTTTATGTTAAGGAGAGCGGTTACGTACTGGATTCCAGAACACGTAGAGAAGCATCCTTCATCCCAGACCTTGAAACATGGGATATTGCAAACTATAAAGACGCTAATGGAAAGACAGGTTGGAGTGAACTTAATGTACACCACATCCTGATCGTAGGTAAGGACGCACTTACCAGAACTGGTCTTACTGGTGAAGGTAATGTCAGAATGTACACAAAAGCTAAAGGATCTGCTGGTGTACTTGACCCAATCGATCAGAGACAGTCCATCGGTTTCAAGATCAATTCTGTTGGATTTGGTTCAACAAGACTTGAAGCTATCGTAGACTACATGTGTGTACCAGAATCTGCAAACCTGATCTAGTAGGAGGTTACAATGGCTAAGGGCGGAAATAAATCTGAAACAGAAGTTACTGCAAAATCGAATGTTGCTGTTGCTGAGAAAGAGAAAGAAAGGAAACAGCTTGCTGTATCCCTAAAGAAACAGGAAAAGGTTCCTATTCAAATTTCTCCACTTTATCAGCCGTACTTCGGTAAGGTCCATACTGTTACTATTAATGGTATATCGGTAGCTATTCCGTGTGATGGTAAAACCTATATGGTTCCTAAGACTTTTGCAGAGGAAGCTAAGATCAGGATTTTCAAGCAGGATCAGCTGATTCAGAAGAAGAACAGACTTGGAGATGTATCGAATAACTTTGAGAATTCTCCAGGAGAACTGAATCTATTTTAGTAAGTAAGGGAGGGCAACTTGCTCTCCCTTATATTAGATTATTAAAAGGAGAAGAATTATGGAAGCACTTAGAAATGATGTACAGACTGGTCGTCTGTTTATTATAGATGTCGATAATCCACCTGAGATTACTGCAGAAGAGTTTCTTCAGTATGTTCATGAAGGGTTTGTCCCTGTTACTAAGACAGTAGACGCAGGTACTACTACTTTTACACTGTCAGCGTTTACTGTTAATGCAAGCACACATGCAGTTGCTATCGCAGGAATCACTTTTAATTCTAATTTAGTGGATTAGGAATCCCTTTAAGTTTATATAAGAGAGGTTTAGATATGATTAACGGAGCAACAGTCCCTAGCGGGAAAGATAATACATATTCATCTTCAGACGTTAATAGACCTGACATGGACCGCAGGTCTGATTGGAATGAAGAAAATATAGATGATCCTAGCTACATCCAGAATAAACCGGATGTAGATTTTAATGCGATTATCGAAGCTTCTGCTCGCATTGGGACTCAGCTCCCTGAGATGGAAGCTCTCTTAGAAGATATGGAGCATACAGATGTAGGTGAGCTCACAGGCAAAGTTACTGACTTAAAGAGCGATTTATCTTTTGCAACAAATGTAATTAGATTATCAAAAACTGGTAGCGGATATATTACAACTGGTGGTATAAGCGTTGGCGGTACTGTAAACGTAGGGAGTGTTGTTGCTGATGCAACTTATGAGTATTATCTGATTCCTTGTACAGAGGGCGATGAATTTACTATTAAGCAGATAAAAGCAGGGTCATCTCCGAGAGCGTGGTGCTTTATAGATGAAGATAACAAGCTGATATCTGTAGCTTCTGGAACGAATGCTGTGCAAACTAATATTTCTCTTATTGCACCAGCAGATGCGGCATATCTAATTTGTGATAATTACAAGCACGACACGGAGGGCATTATCTATGCAGGAACAGCATTAGGTGCTGTTGTAAATGGCATTGATGCTAAATTAAGTGACTATTTTGTGGCAACAAACTTGCTTTACGGAAAAACACAGCAATCAGGATATAAAGGAATTAGCGGAAATGTAGTGGCTAATTCCGACTATGTGTTTTATGAGTTTCCAGTAAAGAAGAATGTACTGTATTACATTGAGCCGAGAGGAAGATTTGTATATATAGAGAATGGTGCAGGCACAAAGATTTATGGTGACAGTGCAAACACCATTACATCGTTTACGGCTCCTGATGATGGAACAGCTTATGTGACATTTTATTCTAACCAAAGCCATTACAAGGTATATCCAAGCACAGAAACAAGGTCTATTACAGAAATAAATAAAGTGCTTCTAAATCCTAACAGTGTTGATGTTGATTTACTCAATTCAGGGATAAGCGATGGAAATATCTTGTATCAGAAAAAATGGGCAGTTTGTGGAGATAGCTTTACGGCAGGAGCAACAAATAATGTTATTGCTGATGGGAAATATGCAGGACAGAAAATAGTATATCCATATCTGATAGGAAATAGAAATAATATGGATATTGTAAATTTCTTTGAACACGGAAGAACACTCGCATATCCATCAGATGGGACATTTGCCAACAGTCTCACCAATCCGTCTGCCAATTGGTATTATCAGAACATTCCTGCCGATGCAGACTACATCACAATATATTTAGGGATCAACGACGGAAATCATTATGCAGGCTCATCGCAAGATGAAGAAGATACAACAGGATATATCGGCTTGGGGGCAATAGACGATAACACCACAGCAACATATTATGGAGCGTGGAATGTTGTTCTTTCGTGGTTAATGGCAAACAGACCATTTGCTCACATCGGTATTATAATTTCTAATGGTTGTCTTAATGCGGATTGGATGAACGCACAAATTGCGATAGCCAACAAATACGGATTGCCATATCTAAATCTTAATGGTGATGAAAGATGCCCTGCGATGATAAGGTCGCAAAATCCAAACATCCCTGCTTCTGTCAAGGCGATCATAAAGAACAAGCAAGCGGTTGACCCTGATAGCAATACGCATCCGAATGATGATGCACACATATTTGAGTCAACATTTATTGAGAACTTTTTAAGAAGCATCTGACATAAATAGACCTTTAAATCAGTAGGCGGTTCGGGGTGAACCGCAGTATCACCTCCTTATATAATAAAGCACGCAGAAGAAAACCCTCGGAGCGATCCGGGGGTCCTTTTGCGTTTTTGGGCCTGTTATATGATATGTAGAAAAAGGTACGCCACAGAGCCGTCAAAGCGCACATGGGCGCTGTCGTAGCGGTGCTCAGTCAGCAGTGACCACCGATCCGAGTCGTGTTCGTACACCGTCCCGACAAACAGGGCGTCGACATAGACATTTATGCAGCGGCCGTCTTCCAGTCTGACGCACTGCAGTTCGATGGTGCGTCCTGCAGGGTCTTTTAACAAGGAAATGTTCTGCTCGAGCTGGGTGCGGTCGTAGCGTGTCAGGCGGATCCGTCTGTAACCCTTAAAGGTCTTCGACTGAGTGAAGCTGACAGACCACAGCACCTCAGGCGACCTGATCTGTTTTTTCCTGAATAGAGCCATTTATCTCACCTCCATCTTCATTATATCATTTCTTATAAGGCTCATGTTATATTCTTATAAGTTTTTTGTTGACATGGGGATGGGGTGGTGGTACTATAGTTATGGACAGACAAGGGCGGTGCTGATACGGCACCGCTATGCTTAGAAACATAACTATTCCTAAAATCATAATATTTCGGATAGTAACATAAGTGTAACAAGGCATATAATCAAATATGTCTGTCCATAACGGGCAGGCATATTTTTTTATTTGGAGGAAAGAAATGAAGTCAAGGTCAATACCACAGACAAGGGTAATAGCGGGGGCTACGCCACAGGAGACAGCTATGCTGTTCAACCAGGCGATGGAAGAACTTGCCGGTCTTAATCCGACATATGAAAGGGACGGAGGTATGTTTTGGATCTATTACAACGTGGTCACCCATGAGCCTGAGACCGTCACAGAAGAGTACCAGGAGCGTGGCGAGTACGCGCACTGCCTCGACTGTCCGTACCTTATGAGAGACCTCAACAGGTTCGGAAGCATCGACGGCCGTAAGAAGTGGGCTACGTGCGGAAGGACGGGAGAGCGCACGCATGTCGACAGCGCTGTCTGTGACGAGTATTACAGCATCAATTCAAGAGAGAGGAGGAGATTCTAAATGGTAACTAACCTCAGGGTCAGAAGAGCGATGACGGACGCAGGCATCAGCCAGAGCAAGCTCGCTGAGATACTTGGCTGGACAGAGTCTAAGGTGTCCAATGTACTGGATGTCGAGATGTCGGCAAAGACGCAGGCGGAAATCGTCGCAAAGATAAGAGAACAACAGAAAGGAAGGTAAGAATGAAGTACAAGTACAAGGTAACACTGAAGATCAGCTACGTCGAAACAGCGTTCATGTTCGATGACCGCCAGGAGGCGCTCGATTTCATGGAGATCGCATGGACGCACAGAGCTGATGACAAAGACACTATCACTAAAGCGGTAATGACATTCGTCGAGGAGGAAGAGTAATGAAGATCAG